GGGTGTAGCTTGACCCGCGCAATGACACGCTGGCCAATCGCTGGCGCCAGATTCGCGCCTGGTACGCTGGCCGCGCGGGCAAGCTCGCCGAGTGCCTCACGCCCATACTTGAGGCGCTTGGCAGCCTTCTCGTTGTTGGGGTCGGCGATCTTGCCGACGTGGCGTGCAAACACCACCTTGCGCTCGTGCTCGCCTTCAGCAACGCGCAGCTTGACCACGAGGGTCATCACGTCGTTTGCCTCGTTCCACGAGGGCTTGATGCTCTCGATGTCGACCACGTAGTCAGCGGTGGGGAGGGTATCGTATTCGCGTTTGACTTCCGCAGGAACGAAGTCGAGTTCGAGTTCGTCAAGGCCGGATTCGTCGTCGAGGTATGCCATGTGTGTTTCTCGTTTCTGTCTTGGTATGCGGCGCCTATCCCGCGTCAGGCTGGGCCCCGATTGTCACCGGGGCGGGTGTTTCAAGCGCGGATCTTTTCGACGAGCGCTGCAAGGTCTGCGGGCTCAAACGTCTCCAACTTCCCGCCACGGTCTTTGGCGGCAATGGTGGCGGTCTTTGCCGTGCGGAAACGCCTCTCACCGTTGGGCTGCTGCTCCATGCGCAGCACGGCGTCAAAGATGTACGGCATGGCCTGCTGCATGGCTTTGCTCGGGACCAGCGGCCCGTAGTAGCTGACCATGTCGGGCTGTTTCGTGGTGCCCTCGTTGCGCTCGTCGCGGTGCTCTTGAAAGATGAACAGCACGTTCAGGTGCGCCACGTCGACGAGCTGCCACAGCAACGCAGGGATGCGCAGCATGACCTCGCCATAGGCTTGGCGCGGGTCTGGTTTCTGCTGCATCGTCGCGCGCAACTCGCGTTCCGCAAGGTTGCTGACGCTGTCGACGACGACCCAGATAACGCCATTTGCTGGCGACTTGGCAAACTCGACTGCCTCTCGTGCCTCGCCTACGCTGGCGATTTCTGCGACGAGTACGCGCGGATCGTCGGTCACGCCGAGGGCGTCTTGACGCAGCGTCAACAACCCGTGCTCCGCCGTCACAATCAGCAACTTGTCGTCGTCACCAAGCAGTCCGAGCAGACTGGCGATCTGCGTCGTCTTGCCCACACCGCTGCCCCCATAGATGGCCAGCTTGACCCCGCGTCCGTCGGTTGCTTCGCGCAGCGTTTTGATTTTGAGCGCCATTCGTTTCTCCCTTGCGTTTCGTGTTCGTTTCTCTACCGTGTGGAGAAACTAAGCGCAAGCACAAAGGAACGTCAAGCATGAAAATCTCGCTCCGCGACTACCAGCAAGAGGCCGTCGACGCCGTGTTTTCCTACTGGGAGCGCGCACCGTCGACGCCAGAGTGTCCCGCGTCTCCGCTCGTGGTCATGCCCACTGGCAGCGGCAAGAGCCCCACAATCGGCGAGACAGTGCGACGGCTGGTGCAAGAGATGGGTTGTCGTGTGCTCGTGGCGACCCATCGCGCCGAGCTGATTAAGCAAGACGTCAAGGCGATTCGCAGCGTGTGGCTCGACGCTCCCATCGGCATCTACAGCGCATCCCTGGGGCGAAAGGAGATCGCGCAAATCACCGTCGCGGGTGTGCAGTCGATCTCTCGCCAAGCGCGCAAGCTGGGGCACATCGACGTCATGGTGATTGACGAAGCGCATTTGATCCCGCCGACATCGTCAGAGCACTATGGCAAGCTGATTGAGGCGCTGCGCAAGGTGAACCCCGACATGCGTTTGATCGGGTACACCGCCACCCCGTTTCGGCTGGGGCAGGGGTACCTCACGCAAGGTGAGGGCGCAGTGTTTACCGCGATTGCTATCGACGTTCCGATCCGTCGGCTGATTGAAGCGGGGTACCTTGCACCCGTCGTCACACAGTTTGTGTCGGCGAAGATCGACACCAGCAAGGTGAGCAAGACTGCCGGCGAGTTCAACCTGAAAGAGCTCGGGGCAGTGAGCGACACCGATGAAATCAACGAGGCTGTGGCGAACGATGTTCGCACTGCGCTCGACGCTGGCCGCACGTCTGCGATCGTGTTCGCGGCGAACCTTGAGCACGCCGCGCGCTTGCGCAATGAGCTGCAGATTCGTGGTGTGAGTTGCGAGGTGGTGAAGGGCGACACCCCTCAAGAGACACGCGACGCCATCTACACGAAGTTCAAAGCGCGCAAGCTGCAATGCATCTGCTCTTGCGAGGTGTTGACGACGGGGTTTGATGCGCCTGTCGTCGACGTTGTCGCTCTTGTGCGTGCCACGCTCTCGCCTGCGCTCTATGTGCAGATGGTGGGACGCGGGACGCGCATTGCCGAGGGCAAGACGAACGCGCTGCTGCTCGACTACGGCGGGAACATCGACCGACACGGGCCGATCGACGAAGTGCGTGTGAAGCCGAAGCGAGGGACAGGCGAGGCGCCAGTGAAGACGTGCGAAGGGTGCCTTGCACAGTGCGCTGCAGGATGTCGCGTGTGCCCACACTGCGGGAAAGAGTTCCCGCCACCAGAGCCGAAATCGAAGCTTGAAGAGAAGGCAAGCGAGAAAGCTGCGCTCTCGTTTATGGCGCAGCAAGAACCACCACGACGCGAGAAAGTCGGTCGGGTGGAGTGGCATCGGCACAGCAAGAAAGACTCGCCTGGTGCGCCACCTACGCTGCGGATTGAGTACTATGCCCCCGCTGGTGAGTCGGCCACGTCGTTTGACCGACGCATCGCCAGCGAGTGGAAGTGCTTCTCTCACCCAGAAGACAGCGGCGCCTATCGCGGGGCGGTGAGGTGGTGGCGCGACAACGTCGGGTGCCGTGTTCCTGTCTCTGTCGATGATGCGATCGAGCTGCTTGACATGGGCTACATGGCCAAGGTCGTCGAGATCGTGACCAAGCCATCGCCGACAAACCCGAAGTACCGCGAGGTGGTCAAGGTGCTGCAAGAGCGCCCGCGTGAACCGGGAGAAGATGAAGACTGCTGCGCGCGGCGAATCGCTGAACTCGGGTTTACGCCTGACATCTCAAGCGGAGAAGACAAGCACCACTGCCCGACATGTGGGGCGTGTATCCGCAAAGACCAGAAAGAGCACCCAGACGGCGAGGCTGCCGGCTGGACTGACGACGACACATTGCCCTTTTGAGGTGACCAAATGAAAACGATGACGATGCTCGAAGCTGCTCTCTGGTACGCCTCACTGGGCTATGCGGTGTTCCCGTGCTCACGCCGCTCGAAGTTCCCGTTCGGTGGGTCGGCTGGTTCTCATGACGCAACCACGGACGTCGAACGGATCACCGCCTGGTGGCGGTCAAACCCTGACGCAAATGTGGCGATTGCCACCGGGTCAAAGTCCGGCCTTCACGTTGTCGACGTCGACGCGCAAAGCAGCGACGTCATGCCGAGACTCCCGACGACGTGGATCGCGCGCACGCGTTCGGGCGGGTGGCACTACGTCTACCGTTACCCGGAAGGGGTGACGTCGCTGCCAAACTCAAGCAAGGCGGCGAAGATCCACAAAGATTGCGACACGCGTGGGGAAGGCGGGTACGTGCTCGTCTACCCGTCGATCGTTGACATCGACAAAGACAAGGGGGCGACGGGGACGGGGCGCTATGAATGGACGAATCACGTTGACCCCGTCGAACTGCCCTCGTGGATTGTTGAAGAGCTCACACCGAAACCCGTCGTTGCCTTGCCGCGCGCGACGTACGCAATGCAGTCCACCTCGTGGGCCAGCAAAGCGCTCGACGGCGAGACGCGCGCGGTAGCTGAGCAAGGCGAGGGTGGGCGGAACCATCGCTTGAATCAGGCGGCGTTTTCGCTCGGGCAGATCGTTGCTGGTGGGCACCTGTCGGCGGGCGACGTCGAGGTTGAGTTGATGCACGCAGCGAGGGCTTGCGGGCTGCAAGATCGTGAAGCTGCGCGCACCATTCGCAGCGGCCTGAATGCTGGCATGAAGCATCCGCGCTCACCGCGTACCGAGCTCGTGGCGTTCAAGCCTGACCACTTCGGCGGGGCGGACATCGTTGTTCAGTTTGACGACGAACCGGAGGTCTTGTCGCCACTGCCACCACCACGAGCGCCGCAATCGAAAAGCAGCGACGAGACACGGTGGGGGCTGCTCAATAGCGTGCGTGCCCTCGGGGGGCTCTGTGACAGCTATTGCGCCTGGGTGATTCGTGGGGCGGACCATCCGCAACCCGCGCTCACGATCGCGTCTCTGCTTGCGCTTGGGTCCGTCGTCGCCGGTCGTCGGCTTGTCTACCGTCG